CCTAATAATTGTGCTTGTAGTGCAGCTCTGTTTCTAGCTTGGTTAGATAAAAATTCTGCTTCTTGTACTCCTTGTCTTGCACCACCAAAAGCACCTGCTTGAATAGCTCGTGCATTTAATGCAGGTATACCCATTTGAGTTTGTCTATCAAATTCATCTAAAGATGTTTTGATAACATCTTGTTGAAATGGTGACATGAAAGCTTGATATGCTGATGGTCCAGTTCTTGCTGCTGCAGTCTGTAAGAACGGTTGAAAGCCTCCTAGTCCACTTGCTAATCCTTCTGCTTGTGTTTGTAATGCACCAGGTGCAGCTACAAATTGTGGACCAAATTGTTTTGTAAGGTCAGCAGTTTTTAATCCACCAACTGCTGTTGTTAATTCTTGTAAAAACGGTTTTGCTGCCGCTTCAATAAACGGAGCCGGTTGATTTATCTGTGTTATTGTTTCTGTAGCCATTAGACTCTTCCTCCGTTTTCTAATTGTTTCATCATGCTATACATACGTTCAGCACCTTTGTTAACGTCACCGTCACCCATTCCTCTCACAGCATCAGCTGTAAATACAAATTCGTTATTTGAAAGCATCGCAGGGATGTCGTCTGCTTTTTCTTTTACACCAACCGGAGGAATAAATCCACCAGTATTTCTAAGGTCTAATTCTGTTACACCTGCAGGATTCTCATTTAATGGTAGACCCATGATCCCTGATGCCTGCATCGCGTTTTGTTCTGCACTATCTCCCATAGCATAACCTATTCTACCACCTTCTGCTCTGTACTCTTTCATATTCTGTTCTACAAGTAAATCTATCTCTCCTTCTGAGTATCCAAGATTTTTATAATTTTGTCTAAGCTCTCTTTCAAGCTCTGCTATCTCTTCTGCAGTTCTACCTTCCCTTCTAAACTCAGGCTCAGGTAATCTTGATCTTTGAAATGCATCTATACCACCACCTATTAAAGAACCTATACCCACGTCAACAAGTGTGTCTCCTATTTTACCAAAAAATTTTGAAGTTTTAGGTCCTTTAAGAAAATTAGGTAATGTCATACCTCTTAAAAAACCAGCTCCTGGTGCAGAACTAAACATTCCAGTAGCAGAAAAAGGTCCTGCTCCAAAACCATACGCTCCTGCAGTAGCTAATAATGCAGCTTTACCTAGATCAGATTTAGCAAATTTCTTTACACCTCTAGCCACCTTTTTAATCGGTTTGGTAATAGACTTTACTAAGCTTCCTAGGCCATATAATTGTCTCGGGTTCTGCATACGTGATATTGTCATATATTAATTAAACTAGTTTAGGGCAGGTATATTTCCTGTAGTATCGCAGTTTATTTGATTTTTTTACTATCGTCAACACGTTTTGCGTGTTCTAATAGATCAAAAAATCTACCACAATATTGATGATCACCAACATGGGTTATATAGTCTAAGGCATACACATATATCTCTCCACCCATATCTGTCCATCTTTGACAAAAACCAAAGTCCTCACCAAAGTATCTTTTAGTTTTTATATCATGTAGGGTATCAAATAGATTATAGAAATTTTCTTTTTTAACCTCTTTACCATTAATAACAGTGGGTTGATATATCTCTAGTTCTGGGTGATGTTTAATCATTTTTTCAATAACAGATCTTTTGATTAACATACACCCTGTAGGAGCATGAGTTACTTTAATAACCCCATTTTTCATTTCTAATTCATTCTTACCAATCTTAAGAGGAAACACATGCGCAGCTCTTAGCACATCATCTTTTGTTTTAACTATGTCTGTCTCTTTCATTTTTTTCCACATCTTATCTAGATCAAATGTTTTCATGGGATACGGACAAGATATAATATCTTTATCGGCACCTATCATTTTGTAGATAGTTTTAGAATCAAAATCTATATCTGAGTCTATAAATAAAAGATAATCATAATGATCTTTATGATTTAAAAACTCTGCAACACAAAGATTTCTACCTTGTGTAACTAGTGATGATTTAAGAAGAGTATAGCTAACAAGTATACCTTGTTGCATACAGTCTAATTGAAATTTTAATACTGCTTGACAATAATGCATAGACACTTCACTATGACATGGAGTGGCAACCATAATTTTTGCTTTTGGTTTATCCAACATTTCATTTATATTTATAGTTCTTACGTTTGAATCAGAACTAACCTTTTCTATTTTTTCTACCGCGCCTCTATCTTCATTTGTTTCAGAAAACCATATTGGTTTATTGTTTTGCATTTATTGCTCCTTTTAAAAATCTAGTCCAAGCTTGAGCTTTTATATTCCAATCATAAAATTTATTTACATAATTTTGTTGCATTTTTAAATGTTGATTTATTCCATCTGTATCTAACATTTCTGCAGCTGCATCTATTCCTACCGCAAACTTTCTAGCCAAATTTTTATAATTATTAGAATACGGCACGTACATTGGAAATTCTGCACCTGTTTCGTAGATAGCTCCATAGTTTGTGGTTATGCAATATAAACCTGCAGACATTGATTCAAGTAAAGATATACAAGATGTCTCTTCCCATATACTTGGATATACAAACATTCTATAATTTTTTAAATTTTTCTTTATGTATTCGTTTGATTTATAACCAATGTAATTTACGTTTGGTAATTTTTCTGCTTGTTCATATAGTTCTTTGTATTGGTGATCATTCTGTTCAAAAAATGATTGACCATATACCTCACAAGAAGAATACACATCTAAAGTAATCAAAGGATTTTTAACTAATTGCATCGCACCTAACAACACAGATAGTCCTCTCCAAGGTGTGCAATGATGAACAATTTTTATTGGGTCACCTTTTTTATAAACAGTAGGTATAGGTTCTACATTCTCAATACCATTTTTAATTACAAGACATTTTTCTCTAGGTAGATCAAAATTTTTTGTAAACTGTTCAAAGTTCCAATTAGAATTAAATACATACCAATCATATTTATTGTGATTAGATTTATCTTTAAACCATGGATTTAAATTAGGTTGATCCCAAGAATTTTTTTGCCAGAGTATATTTATCTTTGTTGGATGTAGTGGTGTCTTTTCTGGTACAGAGGTACAGATCTCTACCTGATTAAGTAAGCTATGTTCAACATGCTTTCTTAAATATTCAAATTGTAATTCTGTGCCACCTCTAGGGCTTTGGTTTCTTATTTTCATTCATCACTTTCTGAAATACTTCTAGACCTTTATTAGTAACTTGAACTGTAACATCTTGTACGATATCTGGTCCTTCTACTTTTTCTTTATGCACTTCTCCTGTCTTAGTATTTCTATATGTTGTTATAGTTGTACACTCTATCTTTGGTATGTCTTTATCCATTTTCTTGCGATCTATCTATTAAAGCAAAACTTATCAGACCTTGTATTTTACTACTGCCTGTAGCCGCTTGAACAGTTATAGCATCTCCTGCTTCTAAATTCAAGCCCTGTGGCGTAGCATTTACTTGCGATTTAGCCGCTACGTCATCTCTAAAAAATTCATACTCAGTGTTTGAATCAGATGAATCAACAAAATTCATGTTCACCGCAATGGCTGATGATGCATCATTATTTGCACAATAAAGACTTTTAACTATAATTGTTGCATCAGTAGGACATGTAAGCACTGTAGTCTTAGCCGTACCAGTTTGTTTATAACCTTGATTTTGATATCTTATTGTCATGATAGAAAATAATTAAAAGCGTCTTGTTCGTTTTTTAAATCCTGTTGAAAAGAAAAATTAAGTTGATTTTGTAAAGTACTTAATGACTCTAATATCTGTCTTTGATTTTCTTGATCATACTCTGGTTTTGGTTCAGGTATATAATTTGTTACTTTAGCCATTACAGATCTAAAATACCACCTCTTCCTGCAGCTTGCAGTCGTGAAAATTCTTCAAGACTTAAAGGATTATTAAGTGGAGCATCCATTAAATAATTATCATAATCGCTTAAAACAGTTCTGTCTGTTCCTATCATTGGTCTATCTGGAACTAGACTCATATCATTATCAATTACAACATTATCTATTATATCTTTTGGTGTTGTAAAAGATGTTAAAGATATTTTAGGATCATCTTCAAAATCTTCTGGTACTTGTCCAAATAAACCTAAATTATTAAATTGAGACATATCATAAGTTGGTTCATTAAATCTTTTACCAAAACCAAGTCTTTGTCCGAGACCTCTTACTAAATTTCCTATAATTCCACCGCCGCCAAGAAAACCTAAAATGCCACTACCTCTACGACCAGCCCTAAATGCAGCTGGATTAAATGCTCTAGCTCTTGCTATCTCTGCTGGAGATACAACATTTCTGCTATCAAAAAAACCTGGATTAACTCTTTGGCCACCACCTGCTGCAATAAATGCATCTCTATAACCTTCTAAACCTTTATCTCTAACCCCTGGTGGTAAGTTTCTTCCAGGACCTTCAGCTCTTGTATTAGCTGTGGTTCTACCTGCCTCTGCATCACTTGTTGCAGCACCAGACATACCTGTGTCTCTTCCTGGATCGCTAGGATCATCAAATGATCCAAAACCATCTAGACTCATAATACCTGATGGTCCTTTGTTAACACCACCTTTTAGTGAGCCATGTAAATCTTTTTTAACAAGTAAATTTTTTTCTGCTTTTGTAATATATGCTAATTCTGTTTCTGGACTATCAGGACTAGATTTCCATTTTACTGGAGCTGTAACTTCTTTTTGTTTTCCTAGATAGTTTTTTACACCACCTTGTACTTCATAACTTATTTTTTTATCTATTGTCATTATCTTCTACCATCTGGTTGTGCATCAAGTCTTAGAGTGCCATATCTCCAAGTTTCACCTACAGCATCATTCTCTATCTTAAGAGCAACAAGTCTTCCTCTTGCTCTAGTATCTATCTTATCAGTAGATGATGTAATTGTAAAGGGACCAAGTGGTGAGCCTGCGGCTGTATTATTTGGGTAATCATTTAATAGTAATGTAATTTTTGAATTACCTGTAAGAACTTTAAAATCTGGTATAAATCTTTTGACAGACATAAAAAACTCACCATCTCCTCTAAAATCAGCCAACCCTGTTGATTGACCTAAAGGACTTCGTCTTTGTGTAATATCAAAATCTCCAGACTGTATAAATGCATTAATTGAAGTTGTTCCTGAACTATTGACCTGATCTGTGCCAACCTCATGAGCATAATATATAGATGCCCCATGAGTATTTGTAATTCCTAATATATCAGGAAATACAGGTAATCCTGTTTTATTATATTCAGTTGCCTTTGGTGTATCAAAAACTCCAACATCACCATATGTTGTTCTTGCTAATGATGAGGTAGTCCAAACGTTCTCTCCATAATTATAAGTCACGCAACGATCAATCTGATCAGATCCATCTTTTGCATAAAACCAATTTACTTCACCATAAAGAGTATTGTGATTTGCAAAAACAATATCACTAGCATTAAAATTTATACCTAAATTATCTCCGTCTGTTGTGAATACAAAATCCTCAACAAGACATGGTAATGATTTTACTGTACCATCAAATACAAAAAATCCACCTTGGCCTGACATCCAAAACACCTTACCATCAGAATAACTTAATGCATGTTGACCCATCAATCCACAATTTGAACCAACCTGTCTAACACTAAATGTAAATGGCGGACCAACGAATTGAATTACATAAGCAGATGTATCTGTTAAAACTAAAGTATAATCCTTACCAGATACAGCTCCAACTATTTTATTTCCTTTATCTAATCTAAACGTACCCGCAGTGTTTGTTGCCGTTGGTGCGTATGTATTTAAATCCTCTTGATTTGAGAATCTAATAAACATCGGATCTTGTGTTGTTGGATCACCAATAGTTGTTTCTGTTCCAAAATGAAATAGATGTCTATCCCTGTCTGATACTTGTGTTAATCTTGATGCTGTTGGATTAGCTGTTGTTACAAAATTAGTTGTTGTTTGTGAAGCTCTGATTCCTCTTGGACTTGATGCTCCAGCATTCCATGTAAAAGTTTTTCCATCTCTAATAGTTGCAACTAGTACTTCTCCAAAATTATCTAAACTCCAGTTTCCTGGATCTAGAATTACAGAACTCGTAGATCTTTCTGTTCCCCATGTTTCAGCTCCCCAAGAAGATGTTCCCCAACCATAACCTGCTGTTTGGTCAGTGGGTCCAACAATAACGTATGGATTAACTGTTGCAGCTCCGGCCGCTGTCATACCCGATCCACCTTCAGCACGTGAGGCTTGGATTGTAAAACTGTCTGTTGCTACTGTTAAAATTTCATAAGCCTTTTCTAATTCTGATGCTGTGAAATCTGATGCTCCTGTCACTGTCACTGATGATAAGGTAATATATCTTCCAACTAATAAACCATGCGAACCTTTATGTATAGTTACCGTTGTTGATCCGTTAGTTGTAGAAATCGTGCAGCCAGTTATGGCTGTATCAAGTGGAGAGATATCAAAAAATTGTTCACTGTAATATAAAAATAAACCCTGTGATGTTCCTATAGCTGCATATTTTTCACCAGCTAAAGATGACCAAGAATGTTGAGCCCTTGCAACTCCTGGTAAAGTTTCTCCAGCAACACTTAATTGATTCCAACCACCTATTTTTTCTGGTAGTCCATATCTAAATCTAACAAAATCTCCGTCGACCCATTGGGACTCTGCTCCCGATTCTGTGACCATCTTGTTAAATCCGGGCTTGAAATTTAATTTTTGTAGCATATAATATCTTATATATTAATTTTAAAAAGAATGAAATCGTAAAATGATAAAGGTAATAAAAAACGTTTTAAGTCTACAAGATTCTTTTGAACTTTATGAGGGAATCATTAATCAAAATATGTGGAATCTTAATAGAGCCTCTGAACCAGGAAAACCAAGAGGAGCTTTTCCAGGTGTAACTTTTTTAGAAAATGGTGAAGTATTATATAATGACCCTTATTGGATTGGATATTTTAATTGTTTATATGATAGAATAAATCAAGGATTAAGTGAACAACACAATTTTAAATTAGCTAGAAAAATACAACGCATCTCATTAAACGCTCAAAATGATAATCACTATACAGAATTTCACGTTGATACAGCTACTGGAAAAGCTCCCTCACATCATAGTATTGTGGGATTTTTAACACCTCAATGGGCTGAAGATTGGGGAGGTGAATTAAATATTGAAGGCGAAATATTTAAATATTCACCTGGAGATTTTGTACTATTTGATTCTACTAAAAGACATCAATCACAAGAAATAAAAAAAATACCTTATTGGAGAATATCTGTAAGTTATATGACATTAAACGTATAAGAGGAATTAAAACATGTCTGAAAGAACTGTAAATATAAATAATTTCATAGGTGTATATGATGGATACATTACACCAGAAGAATGTAATAACACCATTAACTTTTATGAAGATCAAGATAAGTTTAAAAATACTATGAATAGAATAGAATTTGAAAATTCACCAATCACAGAAAAACAAGATCAACAGTATTTTGCTGGACCAACAAATTTAAAAGTTTGGTGGGAAAATATTAAACCTTTATTACATAATTTTGATATGGCATGGCAACATTATAAAAAAAATACAGGAGCTGGTGCAGGTTATAATCAAGAAAAATTTTTTTATACTGAAGTAAAAATTCAAAAAACTTTACCTACAGAAGGATATCACGTCTGGCATCTAGAACATGGTTCAGGTTTTGATAATGAATCTAGAGCTTTTGTTTATACTATTTATCTAAATGATGTTGAAGAAGGTGGTGAAACAGAATTTTTACATTTTTCAAAAAGAGTTAAACCTAAAACTGGTAGAATAGTTATTTGGCCAGCAGCATTTCCATACGTGCATAGAGGAAACTCACCATTATCTGGTGAAAAATATATTTTAACTTCTTGGCTTTTATTGAGATGAGTATGATGTAGGTCTAGGGCCTTTTTCAGATTCGTCTCTAGGATCTTCGTCCCAATCAATTTGTAATTGTTCTAAATGCGCTGAGTCCCATCTGCTTATAAATTGACCAATATCTCCTAAATTTGCATCTGCATAACTACAATGAGGAGTTTCATCTCTGTGTTCTACTTCATCAGAACTATTAGAAGTTCCGTATTGAATAGCCCAGATATTAGAAAATTGTGATTGATTCCAAAAAGTATCATCATCAATTGTATATCCGATTCCTTCACTTTGTTTAATGATCATCTTATCATCAAATACTATTGTCCATGTTGCGTTTGTTGCCATCTTTTCTCCTACGTCTTAATAATATAAATAATTGTTAAAAACGGTTGTACTACCGAAGTTGCACTACCTGTAAATGTTGCACTCATGTTATGCGAGTGACCAGTACCAGAACCTGTGCTAGTCGTGTTTCTAGTTTGTGGTCTAGCTGAAGTATTTTGAGTATAACCTGCTCCAAAACCTTGGTTCGGGTGGTGACTACCCCAGTTAGTTGGTTGCATAGCGTGACTGTGAGATGCAAGTTGTGCAGTTGTTAAAGTTGCGTTAGCTGTTGAACCACCTACTGTACCTGAAGCGGCTACCGTATTTGCTCCACCAGTTGATGCTAAAGCTTTAGTTCCAGATTTACCCATTGCAACGTTATCTTGAAGATCAGGTAAAGTAAATGTTGAAGATCCATCTCCAGCTCCGTAAGTTGTACCTATGATTGCAAACAATGCAGAGTAAGTAGATCTTGAAACGTTTGCACCATTACACTCTAAGAAACCTGTTGGCACTGAAGAAGAAGACCACGGCACAATAGTAGCCGTAGGAATTCCCTCGATACCAGTAAGATTTGCTCCTGAAAAATCGTATCTTGTTGCTTCGTAATTTGCCATATTCTATTTCTCCTTAAATGTCCAACCTGTTGTAGCGTCTCCTGAAAAAACTAAACAGAAACCAGCACCTTGAGTATTGACTACTAAATCAGCTGCTGAGTTAGCTATATTAGATCCATTTCTTCCAACAGTCAATGCGTTACTATCAAAATCATAACCTTGATCTACAAATGAAACCTCATCACCTGTTGAAGGTGATGCTGGAAGTGTAATCGTTACTGCTCCACCATTTGTATTTACTAAAAGTTGAGCACCAGCTTGAACTGTTTCTGCTGCTGAAACTACTCTCCAGTTTCTTTGCTCATGAAGTTTTACAACATTAGTTCCGTCAGAATATAATGTGTAATTATTTCCTTCACATAAAGCTACGCCTGTTCCAGATGCAGTTTTAAAAGTTAATGTATTTCCTGCATGATCACAAGCATCTTGAACTTGATAAGTTTTTTCAATTGAGTTTGGAATAGTTACGTTTAAATTTCCTGCTAGTGTACCTGTTAATTTAATAACATCATTTTTACCATTTGATACGGCACCATTTGTGAAAGTTAAAGCTCTATTAGCGTTTGTTACGTTAAAAGTTGTAAAACCACCAATAGCTTGTTCTAAAATTAATAAGTTTGTATTTGTAATTTGACCCCAAGTTCCCGAGTTTTCACCGGTTGCTTGTACTGTCAGTTTTAAATTAGCTGATGTCGAGTTTGCCATAATTTAAATTCCTATTTGTGTTAATTTTACTAAAAATTAGAGTTTGTGTCAAACTCTTTATGCAGCTACTTCCTGCCAACCTGGAGGGTCTAAAGGTGCTGAGCCTGTGTTTACTTCATTCCAGATTAGAGCACTACCAGAACCTTGAGCCATAGTCAAGGCATTTCCTGTAACCTGTACATCTACATGAATTACAGGAGTAACAGAGGCTACTCTAGCTAAACCTGCTAATCCTGTTACATCTACCTCTTGACTCGGAACAGCTACCATTGTTCCTAAATTTGCAGTCATTGCAATTCCATTTGGACTTGCGCCTGCTCCTGCTTGACCTTCAAGAGATCCTAAATTAGCAGTCATTAATTGACTTAATAAGTTTGCATCAGGTGCAGGATCTATTTGACCTAATGTTGTATTAGCAACGTTTAAAGTGTTAAGAGTTAAGTTAGCTGTACCTGTAGCTGCCAACGTTCCAGCAGCTGCGGTCATTCCTATACCTGTAGGAGTTGCAGTTGCAAACTGTCCTTCAACACCCCAAGCATTTTCATTCCAACCTTGTCTACCCCAACCTGTTTGGTTAAATGCATCTAAAGATCCAAGACCCATAACTGCATGATTGGTTGTAAGCATTGCATCAGGACCAGCATCAACATTTGCTAATGCACTAGTCATTGGAAGACCAGTTTGGAAGATAGTAGTTGCAATATCTATATCTTCATTTCCAAGTGCACTTGTCATTCCTATTCCTAATGGAACAGGAGTTACATCAATTGAAATTGTTTCGTTACCTAAAGTAGATGTAATAGGTAAACCTGTTGGTAAAACATTACCCTGAATACCCCAAGCATTGTCTCCCCAATTTTTTGCACCCCAACCTGCATTTATTTCTGCTGTAATAGAAACAGAACCTAAAGACATTGACATAGTGTCTTCAGGTGTTGTTGGAACTACAATCTGATCTGGATTACCCCATGCTCTAGCACCCCATTGATCTCTACCCCAACCTTGCTCTACTGTTGAATCGGTGCTTAGAAATCCTGAACCAGTGGACATACTAATCCCTGTGAGAGAAACGATGTTATCGACACCCGTTCCCCATGAACCAACGTTCCAGGTATTAGTTGACCAGCCTGCCATAGGATTTTAACTCCTATGAATTAACCAGAGATTCTTAAAATCGCTGCTGTGGATGTTGGGGCTGGGAACTGAATAGTGAATACGCCTGATGTCGCTGTTTTATCTCCTCCAAAATCTAATGCTGCAACAGCTGCATTAGTTGCAGTTGCTGAAGTATTATAGATTAAAGCTCCTCTAGCAGTTAACGTTACACCAGTAAAAGATCTGTCTGCAAAGTCAACTCTTGCGACACCAGCTGAAATAGAAGTTCCATTGTTAACAAGTAGTCCGCCACCAGAAGTGTATTGACCACTGTTAGGAACTTGGTTCCCAGTTGTGAAAGAAGTTGTTGCTGAGTTTAGAGTAGCTGAAGAAGTATAAAGAGCGATCTTAAACTTATCTTGTCCCGAACTAAAGTTATGCTGACCTTCCAATAATTCTTTTTTGAAAGAGTTAGCAATTGCCTGTGTTATAGCCATAGTAGTTTATCTCCTTATATTTATTTACCACCGATACGAGGAACACCAGATTGATATTCGTCGCGTCTTCGTCTTCCCATTTGTTCTATTGAGAAGCCTTCTACCACCTGTTTATACTTTCCTTCGTATAATTGCAAGAGATCATTTGGCCCTTTCAAGAATGAAAATGCTTCAACTAAGCATGCATACAATAAGCCATTGGGAAAATTCTGACTAATATATGTTTGTGTATTTGTACTTGATAATGTCTCTGGTTTCAAGATATAATTTAATTGGATCGTGAAAGTGGCGTTTGGCGTTGGAGCTAATACTATCGTATTATTATCCCACCAGCTGTAATATTTTGGAACTCCCTGAGCACCCTTTGGATTAAATTCAGACATAAAACTTGTATCTCTCCATTGTAAAAATTCTCTATTATTAGCTTGTCCCACACCATCAGAGTCTACAATCTGAGCTGATCTAATAATCATGGTATCAGCAGGTGTATCAATAAATCTTGTTCCTGAAATTACTTGAGCAGTTACATATTTTTTATTTGCATCAACGTCGACATCTCTCATTATTCTTAACTCTGCATCTCTGATAAAATCATTTATAATAGAATCAGTTAAGACAGTGCTTGACACCTCTGTATAATCTCTAATCTTTTGTACTAATTCAGCATACGTCATGATATTGTTATTGTAACCCTCCCTAAAATAGCCTGTGCTTGTCTAGCTGTGTTTACAGCTGTTCCATCCTCAGGCACCATGCTATTTGTATTTGTACTAAAAGAAAATGGGGCTGGCAAGGTTAAATCTACAGCGATACCTCCACCACCTCCAGAAGCAAGTGTAAAAGTTTGTGGTCTTGCATTTCTTAAACCTTGTCCATCTGCAGTGGTTGGTTTTGGTTCTAACTGTGGATGTTTTGCTTCGAACTCAGATACATGCACTCTTGATCCATTCCACTCTATTACCATTTCCGAATATGGAAATGCTAAACCAGAACGGTCAGATATAAATTGTGCATATTTTCCTTTTGATAAATTAGACATTTGGATAATAAGTTTTTGGGGTTATGAAAGAACTTGAAGATGAACCATCTTCTTCTAACGCTCTTTTTAATTCATCTTCGTAAAGTAATTTTAATTGTTGTACAAGTGGTGGACTAAATTTTTGTGCTAAATAATATGCAAGTCCAGCAACCATACAAGGCACAAATCTATAAGGCACATCTGCCTCATTAGTATAATCGCCTACATCTTGAATTCTTTTCACATAATAATAATTTAATTTATTACCAGCTTCAGAAGAACCTGGTGTTAGATATAAAGTTATAGTAACTTTATCTATAAATCTTTGCACATAATATTGAGTTGGTACACCCGTACTTGTTTTATTAGAAAGACCTTGATAAGCAGATCTATTTATTTTTGTTAATGGAAAATCAGTATTATCAGAATTTCTATAAACTGCTTCTAAAACATCATCTACTCCAAATACAGCAGTAGCATCAGATGTTCCATCAGCTGAAGATCTAAACATAGTGTAAACAGCTTGACCACTAACTAATGTAATATCATTATTTGCGATTTCCCAATAATGAAGACCACGATTAGCCCATTCTTGAAACATTATATTTAATGAACGTCTGGCTGTTTTTATATCATTACCTGAATAATCAAATCTACCAATTCTCTCATAACCCTCAGTTATAATATCATCAATAGAAAAATTTTTTTCAAATACTGTAGTTCCAGAAGTAGCCATTAAGTATTACTTCCTCCACTATGAAAAACTGTACAACTTGTTATTTGTTCTGTTGTAAATCCTACGTGAACATCATTCTTAAAAAGAATTCCATCACCTGGTACGTCTACTTGATAAGAATCTGCTGTTGCAGGGCTTTTAATTTTAATTTTTATAGTGCCTGTTGCTCCACCGTCTCTAACAACTAAGTCTCCAGACGTAGCTGTATTTGTAAAATATATTGCATAGACTCGAGTTCTACCACTTTTAATAGTAGTAGCCTCAGCTTCTGTGAATGTGCTGACTACATCAACCATAATCTAACTCCTTATCCTGCTGTTAAGCCTGGACCCGAATACTTATCTGTCAATAAAGTATATGCAGAAACATTTGTTTTAGTTTTACAAAAAATTCCTTTTGGAAATAAAATTCCATCTTCAGGAAAAGATATATTAATTACATCTCCCTCTGGAACATCAAGAATTAGTAATGTTGTTCCAGTATTAGAAGTAGTTGTAAGTTCTAAAACACCTGCACCACTACCATCAGAAGCAACTATAATTCCTCTTAGTCTGATAGGTTGTGAAACAATTGCAGAAGCACCTGCTGCTGCAGTGGATCTCGTAGCTTGTATGTCACCTTTTGATGCCATTTATTTTTCTCCTTAAAATTTTATGCGGGCCCGAAGGCCCACATTAAATTATTTATTATGATCCACTAAAAGGTGTAGCGATTGAGCCTGCACCAATTAATAAACCTTCAACCATGTAAGTGTTTTCTGCAGTTGCAGTAAACTTAATTCTTGAACCAATTAAACCACCTGTAGTAGCAGTTCCAGCTTCTCCGTTTAAGTTTACAATGTCATTTGCTGCTGAAGGTACGAAAGCTTTTTTCGAACCATCATTAACACCAATCATAACCGCACCCACAAACTTGTCAGTTCCATCAGTTGAAATTGTTCCAGTGAACTCATCAATGAAAATAATTTCAAAAGTTGTACCAACTGTGCTTCGGTTGTTTGGATCTCTTCCTGGTCCTGCAGATGCTCCGTCAGCACCACCAATGATTGATGGTAAAGTGATAGCTGTAGGTGTTCCAGCTGGATCCATAGTACAGATTCTGCCTGCGTGATCTGCTACAGTTAAATTAGTAGCTAAAGTCAACGCAACAGTTGATCCTGGTCCTATTGATTGGAATCCAGCACGTGATCGTACCGGACCATCAAATGTAGTATTTGCCATAATTATATCCTCCTAGTTTCCGAACGTAATCTCTAGGCCGTCGACTATACTCGTTTACGTTCTAATTAATTGTATAGTAATTATTTTATATACTAGTTTTGATTAGAGCGC